CCCTAAATAGACTAGAAGAAACCCAGGACGTAAACCACGATAACGTTATAGACTGGCAAACGGTCTATAAAACAAAAGTACTAGACGGCACGGGCTACCGCCACAACGATAGCAGCGAAGCAACTATAAACACCCTTACTATAAACGTAGACCTAGACGTAGATAACCACGTAATAGGCACGGGGGACGGAATACCTTAAGAAGCTATGAATAAAAATAAAGAAACAAAAGCCCGCCGGGCGGCCTATATAAAAGAAATAGTAAACAATAGCAGCAACGCGGCCCAGGCTATTAAGAACCTGGCGCAATCTTTATTTTTAAGCGAAAAGACTATAACCAGGGACCTACTGGCCCCGGATCCACCGCCCCCAAAAAAGTAAGACACTACGACTATTACGACCTAAAAGGCTACTAAGTAGGTTTATATATTTCTAATTTTGTGGCTATATGGGCGACACCCTATATATTAAAAACATAGGCGAAAAGGAAGCGGAAATATTCCTATATGACCTTATAGGTATGGGGGGAATTAACGCCCAGGCCTTCGTAAACGAACTACAGACACTAGACCGGATGGGGCTAGACGTTATAAACGTCCGTATAAACTCTAAGGGCGGGGACGTAGTAGAAGGTATGGGTATTTTTGCAGCTATCCAGGCTACTAAAACCCCTATAGATACTTATGTAGATGGGGTAGCCGCCAGTATGGCCGCCGTTATAGCTATGGCGGGCCGCCAGCGCTTTATTAGCGACTTTGGCCAGCTTATGGTACACAATCCACGCCCACAAAAGCCCGGACAGCTAGACGAAAAGACAGCCAACGCTATAGAAGCACTACGGGAAAGCCTGGTAACTATGCTAGGGAATAACGCCAACCTAAACGAAGACCAGGTAGGCGAACTTATGGACGTGGAAACCTGGATAAACGCCAACGAAGCAAAAGATAAAGGCCTAGTAGACCAGGTAATAGTAACCGCTAGGAAACACAAAGAAGAACTAAAAGGAAAAGACACCGCCGCTATAGCAGCCTATACGGGGGACGTAATACTAAACGAAATTATAGAAGACTTTGATAAACCAAAACCCAGTAATATGCTTAATATTATTAACCACTTAGGACTAGATAAAGACAGTAAGGAAGAAGCTGTACTAGCTACAATCCAGGAAAAGGAAAACCAACTAGCAGAAGCCACCGAAACACTAGAAGCGGCTACAGCTGAAAAAGAAGAAGCCGTAACAGCTAAAGACCAGGCACTAGAAGAAGCTACCGCCTTAAAAGCGGAACTAGCAGAAGTAGCAGTAGGCGCGGCCATTAAGGACGGCAAAGTAGACAAAAAAGACAAAGAAGCCCTAGTATCAACAGCTATTGAAAACTACGCGGCCTTCAAAACAATCTTAACCAGCGTAACAGCTGTACCTACCAGTATCATAGCTTCCCTTAAGGGAAACGGCAACGGCGAAGGCGGCCCGGATCCACGGGCAGACTGGACCCTACGCGACTGGGAAAAGAAAGACCCCAAAGGTCTAGCAATCAAAAAAGCGGAAGACCCTACCTGGTATAAGGCGGAGTATGAAGCGGAATATATTAATAAATAAAAACAGACTTTAATACTTAGAACTAATGGCAGTAGAAAACGAAAAATGGGCGCGGGATATCGAAGAAAAACTTTTCGAAGGCGCGGACTTCATAGGACAGTCTAGGGACCATAGCGAATTTATTGATGGTAAATTTGTACACGTACCGCAAGGCGGGGACCCTACCAGTATTACAAAAAATAGAAGTAGCTACCCGGCAACTATTACACGTAGAACAGACGATGTACTAGACTACCAAATTAACGGCTACGACATAGCGCCGCAAGCTATACCCGATATTGAAGAAGTACAGACCAGCTATATGAAGCGGGACGCTATTATGGGGACCCATATAGCCGCGCTTACTGATCGTATAGCCTTAGAGGTGGCCTTCGCTTGGGCGGCTACAGAAGCGGCTAATATTGTTAGAACTAGCGGGGCAGCTGGTACGGAAGCACTAGCGCCAGGCGCAACGGGTAACCGCTTAGCAACCGTTAAGGCGGATATTAAAAACCTAGCTAAAGCTATGGACCTTCAAAAAATTACACGAAATAACCGTAATTTATTGATGGACGCACAAATGTACTGGCAGCTGTTTGATGACGACACGGTAGTAAGCCGCGACTTCGCAGAAGGTAACGCCCAGGTAACGGGAGTAGTAAACCAGCTACACGGTTTTAATATCTTTGTAAGGGCGGAAGGCGTAGTATATACCAACGCAGCTACACCAGTTAAGAAAGCTATAGGGGCAGCTACAGCGGCTACCGATAACTTAAGCTGTATAGCCTGGCAGTCCGATAAAGTGGCTAGCGCCCTGGGAGATATTACGGTATACTCAGAAGAAGAAAAGGCCGACTGGTTCGGGTCCGTAGTTAGTGCTATGGTAATGCACGGGGCTTCTAAGCTTCGTACAGACGAAGCGGGACTAGCTACACTAGTACAGGGAACCTAAAATAGATAAAAGTAAGCCAGGGGGGTAACCCCTGGCCTACTTAACTAAAACTTTAAGGTATGCAAGAATTAAGCGAAAAGGAACTAAAAGCAAAAGTAGCGGACCTACTAAAAGCACATAAGGACCTATATGTAACCTCAGACGGTAACGCCTTTAATGGCAACGAAAAAGGGAAGAAATACGCAGAAGCCCACGCTAGCAGCTGGGCGCTTAAAGTTTACCATTTTAAGGGGTCCAGTAAACCGGCGGAAATTAAGCCGGAAACAGACGCGGACGCGGCCAAAGCTGTAGAAGCCCAGGCTAAACAATCCGAAAAAGAAACAGTAAGCCAAAACAGTAAGCCCAGCGCTAAAAAGCCAGCGGCTAAAAAGAAATAATTATAGAAAATGGCACTAAATAAAGTAGAATTTGTAAGAAACGCCGCCGGACTGGGGCGGGGACTACCCGGCCAGGACCATATTAGCGGCCTAGTAACTTATATAGCGGACGCTAACCTACCTAGTGGCTTCGGAACTACGGACAGGGTAAAGGAAGTATTTAGCCTTACCCAGGCGGAAGCGCTAGGTATAACAGAAGGGGACGTAAATAGCGGCCCGCTATGGTATCACGTAAAGGAATACTTTAGGATCCAGCCCAAAGGGGACCTATATATAGGTATCTACGACACCACTAGTATAGACTACACGGTAATTAAAGACGTTCAAACCTTTGCAGACGGTAAAATAAGACAGATAGGAGTATACGACCAGACAGCACTAGCTACCGCTAGCGTAACGGCACTACACAACGCAGCTATTGAACTGGACGCAGCGGACCAACCTTTAAGTGTTATTTATGGCCCGGATATTAGCGGAACTTCAAACCTAAGCACCTTACCGGATCTTAGGACTTTGTTAGCGCATAAAGTAAGCGTAACTATAGGCCAGGACGGGGAAGCGGACGGGGCAGCCCTAGCGGTAACGGAAGGTAAAAGTATTACAGACCTGGGGGCTATCCTGGGCGCTATATCTTTTTCTAGTGTACACGAAAGCCACGCCTGGATAGAAAAATTTAACCTAACAGACGGCACGGAATTAAACGTGCCAGCCTTCGCTAACGGGGACCTATATAAAAACGAACCTAGCGCAGCGGTAACCGCTATAAAGGATAAGGGCTATATTTTTATTAAAAAGGAAACCGGGGCAGCTGGGACCTACGCAGAAGACAACGATACAGCAACCAGTACCGCTTCCGATCTAGCACACGTTAACCTGGTTAGGGTAATGGATAAAGCTATAAGGGTTACTAGACAGTTTATGTTACCAAACCTTAACGCGCCCCTATTTGTAAACGATGACGGGACACTAGCAGAAGACACCCTAGCTAAGTTTAGCAATGACGCTGATAGGGGTATTAACCAGATGTTAACAGACGGCGAACTAAGCGGGAAGGCTGTAGTAATAGACCCGGCCCAAAACGTACTAACCACTAGCGAATTAATTATAAGCCTAGTATTACAGCCCGTAGGAGTAGCTAGAAAAATTAAAATTAACGTAGGCTTTTCGCTTACCATAACTTAATAGTAAGATGGCACAAAACCAACCTTTAGTAAATGGACAGGCTTATAGTTTTAGCCAGGTTATAGTAAATATGTTAGGGGTAGCCGTACCAGGTGTAACGGCTATAGAATATAAGGAAGCGCAAACCAAAGAAAACGTATACGCAACGGGTAAGCGGCCAGTAGCCCGCGGCCACGGTGTAATAGAGCCGGACGGATCTATAACCTTATTAATGACCGATATTGAAAATATACGGGACGCGGCCCCTAATGGCAGCCTTTTACAGGTCCCGCCCTTTGATGTAGTAGTAACTTACGAAAACGCGGGTAAGGTAGTTAACCACGTTTTAAAAAATTGCGAATTCCTGGAAGACGGTGTAAGCGGATCACAGGGGGACACTTCCCTAGAAATGGCTTTACCTATGGTAATTTCGGACGTAAAATTTAGACCTGAATAATAACCCCCCAAAATGGTAGATAAATGGGAAACAAAACAGAAAAGCCGCTAGGCGACTATACTATAGAAGTAGACGCGGAAGACGGTAGTATACTTAAGGTGTACTTAAGAAAATTAGACAGGGGGACCCTGGAAGTGGCGCTTAGTAAGATGGGCCTAAATGGATCCACGCCCCAAATGATAGCGGCGGGCGAATTAATCCTAAAAAGTTGTATAGTTAAAGGCGGGGACGAAACCAAAGTACTAGCTAATGAAGACTATACAGTAGCGGCCAGCTTACAAGCCTTCGAGCTTATTAATATAGTGGAAGCCAGGCTAAAAAAAAACTAGCCCGCCACCGTATAAGTAAGCGGGAAGGTACGGACGAAATAAGGAAGGTAAACGCCTTAATAAGGTACTATTTAAAAATAGACCCTTCCGAACTTACGGACACCGCCTGGGCCATAGCCTGGAATGATCTAAGGTACGCCCTAGAGATAAACGCACAAAGAACGGCCCCACCTAAAGGGCCTTAAGTTATGGCAGCTAAAGACGTTATTTTTAAAATCCAGGCGATAGATAAAGCTACTAAGCCTATTCAAAACGTAAAAAAAGGCTTTAAGGGGGCGGACCAGTCCGCTAATAGTTTAAACAAAACCGTAAAAAATGTAGGTAGCACTATAAAAAAAGCCTTCGCGGCCTTCGCTATATTCCAGGCCGCTAAAGAAGTAGTAACCCTGGGGGCTAATATGGAACAGACCCGCGTAGCCTTCGCTACCTTCCTGGGGGACGCTAATAAGGCTAACGAAGTAATAGCAAAACTTAACGAGTTTAGCAATGTTACGCCCTTTAATAACGCGGAAGTAATTAAAAGCGGGCGCTTATTGTTAGCCGCTGGCCTTCCGGCTGAAAATTTAACAAACCACCTAAAAGCTATAGGGGACGTAGCGGCGGGGTCTAACGTACCCCTAGAAGAACTTACAGCCATATTCCAAAAGGGCTTTTCAAAAGGCAAAATACAAGGCGAAACGCTGGACCAATTCGCGGAACGGGGTATAAATATTATACCGGCACTAGGTAAAGCCCTGGGGGTAGCTGGCGAAAAAGTCCGCGAAATGGGTAGTAAGGGGCTAATAACTAGGGACCACCTAGTAACAGCCTTTAAATCTATGACCAGCGAAGGCGGCCAGTTTTTTAATTTGATGGAAAAGCAAAGTAAGACCCTGGGCGGGCGCTTTTCGACCCTGGTAGGAACCCTACAGACTGTAGGAATAGGTATAGGGGAAGCCTTAATAGGTCCACTAGGTAAAGTGGTGGACGTAATGCAGTTTGTAGTGGGCTTTATACGCGAAAAAGCTACAAATATTATTACCATATTTAGACCCCTGGGGGACGCTATACAGCCACTACTAGACACCTTTAAGGAAATAGGGGCGGAAATAGGACTAATAGGGGACGGCGCGGGCTTCCTGGAAAACGTTTTTAACGTGCTGGGTAATGTTATTAAGTTTTTAAGCCCACTATTAAAGGGGGCCTTTACAGTAGTAGGGGCTATATTAAAGGGCTTATTCGCAGTAGGGCGGGCGCTTATTAATATGTTTCAAAGGTTTACTTTTTTACAAAAGCTAACCACTGGCCTAGTAATGGCCTTTAAGTCCGTTTTTCAAAACCTAAAAAAGGCGGCTATTACAGCCCTGGGGGGTATAGCGGACCTGGTAACCGGTATACTAACCGGGGACCTAGATAAAATAAAGGGCGCGTTTAGCCAACTAGGGGAAGCCTTCGTAGCTGGTAACCCGGTAAGCGTAGGTATAGACGCGGGTAAGGGCTTCGCTAAAGGTTATAAGCGCGGTATTAAGGAAGGAGACTTTACGGACTTTTTTGGCCCGGATCCTACGGGCGAAATAGCGAAGGCTGGGGCGGTAGCAACTACCAGCGCCGCCCTAGCTGGGTCCGCTTCTTTGCCTAGCGCTACACCTAAAGGAAACCTAAAAGCGGGTATATCGGAAGTAGCAGCGGCAGCGCCTAAGACCTTTAACATAAATATAGGCAGCCTTATAGAGGGCCTACAATTTAACACCACGAACCTAGAAGACAGTAAAAACCGTATACAGGAAGAAGTAACCCAGGTACTACTTACCGTACTAAGGGACGCGGAAATACAAAGCGGCGTATAATATGGCAGAATTCAAAGAAATACCCAGTACAATACCGCCCGGCGGGGGCCAGGAGTACCCGCAGATCCAGGAAGAACCCCTACAGGGTGCAAAGTATAATTTTGTGGTAGATAATTTCGGGCTAGCCCCTGTAAAGCCGCCCAAATTTATAGCACCAATAGCGGACCCTTCTAGTAGTGAGATTATAGGAGTAAGTAAACTAGGGACCCCGGTATATAGTGTAGTATTTTTTGCCCCCGGATCTTACGAACCCCTGGACGGTGGCCCTACTGTAGTATATGAAGGTATAACCTTAGACGGTGTACTAGTCCAGGTAACCCAGTCTAAAAATATAGTAAAGACCGCGCTAAACGGTAGAAACGGAACTATAAAAGAGTTTATAAGCGCCGGGGACTATGAGATAACTTTAAGGGGGGTAATTACTACCCAGTTTATACCTAGTATAGCGGACATACAGCCAACAGCGGAAATAGAAGTTTTAAAAACCTTATTCGAAGTACCCCAGGACCTAGAAATAAAAGGCCCTTTTTTAGACTTATTCGGTATAGACCGGGTAGTAGTGGAAAGCTTCGACTTTCCAGAGCGCCAAGGCTTCCGGGACGCGCAACTATTCACAGCCAAACTTACCCAGGACACCCCGGTAATACTTAGAACTTAATTAGTAAATTTGTAAAAAGCAAAAAAATGAACGTAACTATAACAGCCGCCGGTAATGACTTAAAGCTAGACTTTGGTAGTGGAAATATAGAGTACCACAGCTTCGAAGACATAGACCACAGGGTAGCAGACCCTAACCTAGAACTATATAAAAACGGCAAACTATTACACCGCTTTACTTTGGCGGAAATACTAGCCCCAGCCGGGGCGGACCTGGAAGCGAAGGCGGACGCTATAAGCGAACTAGCGCCAATTCCTGGCGGCGGAACCGGGGGCGGGGCCACTATACTAACCTGGGGGGCTAGGGCTAGCCTAACTACAGACGACACCGGCAATATAGAAATAGCAGCCAACGCCAGCCGCAAAGGTGTAAGAATATCTAATAGCAACGATAAAGACGTATATTATACCTTAAACGATGAAGCCCCGGTATGGGAAGAAGACATAAAACTAAGCAAAAAAGAAACACACTTTTTCTTCGAAGGGGAAGCGGGCCAGGACGCTATACGGTTTATAAATAAGTCCGGGGAAAACAGCACTATAACCTACCAGGAAGCCACTTAATAGACGTAATATGAAAACTACAGAAAGTACAGCAATGGACCAACTAGCGGAAGCTACCGAAACGGTAGAAATACCCGTAGACTTAAGCTTAACCGGCTTAAATAAAGGGGTAATATTAATAGACGAAACAAGCGGGGACAAATACCGCGTAACTGTAGACGCTGGGGCGCTAAAACTTACCTTAGTAGTGTAGTGATATGCTACGCCTACATAATAAAATAACTATAAACGGTACGGAATTTAGCGCACTGGTAGAGGTAGAAAGCTTAAGCACCTGGCAAAACTTAACGGATACGTGTACTATAACTATACCTAATAGCTTCCAAAAAAATAACCAACCGGTAACGGTAGGCCAGGAAGGCTTTTTTAAAAGGGGGGACGCTATTAAGGTAGAAGTAGGCTACTTTCCAACCTTAAACCTAATTTTTGAAGGCTATATAAGGCGTATTATACCGGGGAACCTAATAACAATAGAAGCGGAAGACGCTAGTTATTTACTTAAGGACGGGCGGGTAAACAAAACCCTAGAAGACACCAGCCTAGACAACTTACTAAAAGAAATTATACCCAGCGGCCTAAGCTTTGAAAGTGTAAGCGCGGACCTGGGCGACTTCCGTATAAAAAACGCTACAGCGGCCCAGGTACTAGAAGAACTTAAAAAGACTTACGGCCTGGTAACTTTTATAAAAAATAACCAGGTACGGGTAGGCCTGGCTTATTACCCGGCGGAAGCTATAAGCCATACCTTCTATATGGAAGGGGAAGGCCAGTATATTAATAGTACAGCCGCCGGTAATAGCGAAAACACCGGCCTAGTTATAGAAGACAGCCTAGAGTATATAGGGGCGGACGAATTCGATATAAAAATACAGGGCGTAAGTATGCAAGATGATAACACTAAAATAGAACTGTACGCCAGCTTTAACGATAACCAGGAAGTAATTATAACCGATGAAGACCCAGGCGGGGGCCAGGTAGAAAAAGTAGGTATTCCAGGGCTAACCAGGTCCCAGCTGGAGGACTTTATAAAAGAGCGCCTAAAGCTTCGACTTAACACCGGTATAAGGGGCGGCTTTACAACTTTTATGCAGCCCAAAGTAAACCACGGCGACCAGGTAACTATTAAAAGTATAAGAAACCCCGAAAAGGAAGGGACTTTTTTAGTAAAACAAGTAAGCTACACGGCTGGATCTAGCGGGGGCCGCCAGGTAATAGAACTAGACAGGAAAGTAGAGTAATGCCAACTATAAAAGAACTTATACAAAAGTTATCAAGGGAAGGACTAGAAATATATAGCCTACCCTGTAAAGTAACGGCTATAGACGAAGGCGCCAGGACTTGTACGGTAGAACCGCTTAACGGGGACCCGGAAGTATTTAAGGTAAAACTACAAGCGGACCCGGACCTAGAAGAAGGTATAGCTATTATACCCGCAAAAGACAGCACCGTAATAGTTAGTTTTTTGGCGAATAATAAAGCCTTTGTATCTTTGTATAGTAGTATTGATAAAATACTAATAGACACCCCGGAAGTAATATATAACGGGGGGGACAACGGGGGACTAATTAATATAGAAGACCTGGTAGCAAAGCTTAACAACTTGGAAAACGCACTAAACAACCATATAACAGCCTATAATAGCCATATCCACCAGGCCCCCCAGGCCCCTACTGGCACGATACCAACCAACCCGCCCCAGGTCCCGGATAGTAGCAATACTATTTCGCCTACCACGCAAGTAAGCGACCTAGAGGACGACAAAATTAAACACTAATGGCTATAGACGCGGACGACATAATAACAGTAGACGGCCAGGCGGTAATACAGGGCGGGGACTTCCTGGTAGACCCTTCCGACCAGCAACATATAGAGCATATTATAAAAGCTAAACCAGGCCAATACTACCAGCACCCGCTACTAGGGTACGGTATAATAGACCAGGTAAGTAGTAGCCAGGACCCCTATAAAATAAAACAAGATATTAAGCTACAGCTAAAAGCGGACAACTATAGGCCTACCCAGGTTATAGTTAGCCCACAGTACGAAATTAGTATAGACGCCCAAAGGATAAAATAATGGCAGCTAATAAATATATAGTACAGGAAGGGCAAAATATATACGATATAGCCATACAGGAATACGGGGACCTAGAGCAGCTTTTTACTATATTTGTAAAGAACCCGGAAATAAATATAAACACGGACCTAACCGCGCTACAGGAACTTAATATAGACGCTATAGGCCAGGGAAACGAAGACGTAAAAACAGACTTTAATAGGATTAACTATATAACAAATAACGCAGATAACAACTATACACCGGAAGAAGGTAGTAAACTTTTCCAGGATGGGGACGGGGTACTATTTCAAAACGGAAGCCTATATAATTTTAATTAAAAAACTATGGCAGCGGAAAAAGTAACAGACAGGCCAGCACTACCAACCCCGGACGCTAGCGACATTATACACGTAGTAGACGTAAGCGACTTAACAGACGGCCCAGCCGGAACTAGTAAAAAGGCTACACTAGGAAGCCTACCCGGTGGCGGTGGCGGTGGCGGTAATATATACGATACGGACGGCCAGCTAACAAATTCGCGAATTTTGGACGTTGACGGTAAAGAACTACTTTTTGTTAATTCAGACGGAACCCTAACGGTTAACCCCGATTTGTTAAGGTTAACACAAATAAAAGGGGAAAACTACCTATTTATAGGAAATAAAGACGACATTATACACTCTTATTTGTCCGGCCTAGACGTAAATATAGAGACAAAAAACGGGACTTGGTTAAGAAGTGGTAGCGCTTCTTTGTCTTCGCCGGGGGACGCTACTAACTTAATACAGCTAGAAGACAACCGCCATAACGAAAGCGTAGCAGAAGTACAGCCAGGGGGCGAAACCGTGCTACATTATTTAGATAAAAGGCCTACAGATAGAATAATTTTATTTAAAAAACGCGGATCCTACCACGTAGACGAACACGAACACACAGCCGTAACCGCTGGGGTATTAAATATAAACCTAGCCCACAACACAACAGACGCCACACCCCAGGAAATGACTATAGACGCTAATAACACGGCTATAAAATTAAAGCCTAAACGATACCCGGACACTGTAGCCGCCGCTTCGATGGCCTTCGAAATATCGGTAATAGCTAGACAAAGCAGCGCCGCCGATAGTAGTAAATTTTGGAAAATTACCGGAATATTTAAGCGGACAACCCCAGCCGTAACCGTATCTATGACAGGGCTAAACACTACAGTAGTAGCAGAAGACGCGGGCGCGGCCACCTGGCTAGTAAACGTAACAGCGGACGCAGCCAGCGAAGCTTTAAAAATAGAAGTACAAGGGGAAGCGGGTAAAAATATTAATTGGTTCGCGGAATGTAAAGCCTTACAGACCTTTATATAAATGAATAGCCTACAAAAAATACACTATTCCAACGATAGGAACGCAGCTAGGCTATATAGTGGCGAAATAGAACCGGCCTACTTTAAGGGGGCGGTACTATATTTAGGGCTAGGTAGCGCCTATTTGCCCCGCCACCAGGGGACAGGGGTAACCAGCACCACAATAGTAGAAAAAGACCCGGAACTAGTAGAGTACTTTAGCAACTTAATAGCCCCGGACTGGGAAGTAATTATAGAAAGCGCGGAAGCCTGGAAGACCCGGCGAAAATTTAACCATATTGTAATAGATTTTTTTGAAAATATTACGCCTAAAAAGGACCTGGAAGAAATTAAGGCAAAGTATAAGCCCAGGCTAAAAAGCGGGGGAAGCTTTGAGTATGTTAAAAAACTTTTTAAATAATGGCTAGACAGATTACAGAAATATATGACGAAATTATAGCCGAAAAAGAAAGCCAGGCAACGCTAACCGGGCTACAGCCCGCTATAGACGACAGCCAGACGCTACTAGCAGACTTAACCAGTACCAGCAAAGTAGCTATTTGGCGCTTATGGGCGTTTCTAATGGCTGTAGCTATATGGACCCACGAAAAAGTATTCGATTTATTTAGGGAAGAAATAGAAGAAACGGCTAAAAATCTTAAGGTGGGTACTACTGTATGGTATCAACAGGAAGCCTTTAGGTTCCAAAATGGGGACGCGGTAACCTGGAACGGATCGCAGTATATATACGACCCTATAACACCAGCTAACCAAATTATTAAAAGGGCAGCGGTACAGGAAGGCGCTAACCGGGTAGTAATTAAAGTAGCTAAGCTAGACGGCAACGGGGACCCTATACCCTTAACAGCTGGCGAAAATGCAGCTTATACGGCCTTCGTTGAACTAGACAAAATAGCGGGCACAAATGTTCAAATTATAAGCGATGACGCGGACGAAATTAAGGTAACCTACGAAGTAAAGGTAGACGCCCAGGTAATTAATCCTGTAGACGGTAGCCTAATTAGCGACCCGTCTATATTTCCGGTACTGGACGCTATAAATGGGTATATAAAAGCCCTGGACTTTGACGGTATACTAAGCTTAACAAAATTAACGGACGCTATACAGGAAGCGGAAGGGGTACTAGATCCGGTACTAATTGACGCAGCCGCCAAATTTGGCCTATTCCCGTATACTTCAATCGTAAAGACCTACAACCCCAACGCGGGCCACTTAATACTAGACGAACCAGCCAGCCTTATAACTTATGAAGTATAGCTATGTTTAATATAGACTTTCGTAAGATACTATACAACCTTTACCCGCATTTTTTGCGGACCCCTATAAACCTGGACTTTATTAATAGTATGGTAAGGGGCCTAGAAACTGTACACCAGTTTTTTAAAGCCTTCCGGGACAATATAAACTACGGCCTACAGTTTAACGGCCAGGTAATTTACTTAGAGCATATATTAAATGACCGCTTCGACCCCGTAGGAAGGGGTATATATATAGAAGACACCAGCGTACAGGATCTAAACTATTTATTTAATACCATAGAACTAGAAACGGATATATACGTATATAACGTAATAGAAGCCGGGCCAGCTACTTACTTATTAAACCAGCTAGAACTAGACCAGGCTACCTTTTTTATAGTATGGATACCGGTAGCCGTCTTTTATCGTGAGCCGGACGTAAGGGCGCTAGTAGATACATACCGCCAGGCGGGTAAACCTTATTTAGTACAAACTTTTTAGATATGAATAAATTTATAACTACAGACCCCGGCGGCCTTCCTTTACAATCGGACGACCTAAGATTTATAGACGACTCAAACAGGAACGCCCTAGCGGGGCTAGGGGCAGCTTTACCGGGGGCTGTAAGTGTTAACGATAGTTATATACTACAGGGCGTAGAAGTAACGGTAGTAGGCCCTAATTTAGACGTAAGCGCGGGGTACGTTTACTATAACGGGGAAGTAATACAAGTAGACGCGCACACGGTAGCGGACGGGGGTATAGCTGTAGAGCATTTTTTTAAACTAGTAACTAGTTTCGATCCGGCGGGCCTTAAGACCTTCCAGGACCTTAGTAGTAATAACACCTACCAACTAAGACGGGTAGAACTTACCAACGCAAATATAGACGCCTACCCAGGGGTAGGGCTAGCCTTCGACTTTAACAGGGTAGACCTGGAAGCTAGAAGCTTTAAAGGCTTGCTAGGCTTTAATAGCTGGGGACGGGTAGAAGGCGCTTTTTTAGAACTTTTTATAAAACTTAACGATAATATAGCCGGGACAGGCACGGAATACGCGCCCTTAAGCCTGGGCGCTGGTAGCTACTTTAAACTATTACAAATAGGTAAAACGGTACACTATGACTTCTATCTAAACGAAATAGAAATGCTACCAACAGCTGGCCCCCCAGGTCCCACCTATTACAATGCTAATAGTATTACTATAAACCTATTACCACCGGCTAAGGACCTTTATACTACAGACTATAATATAGCCCCGGATAACTACACCGGTCCTATAGGTAGGTTTTCTAGCACCCTAGCCGCTAGCGCGAATAAATTAATTTTAGAGGTAGACTACTATATAAACGCGGTAAAAGAAAACCCGGAACCTATTAACAACGAAATAGCTATAGAATACAACGACCCAGGACCCGCGGCAATATTCACACCTTCTACGCCCACAGTTAACCCGAAAGTAACAGTAAGGGGCAGCGGAACCTACGAAACAACCTAATAAGATGGAAGGCCAAAGTATAGCGCTTTTTGTGGTAGGGGTACTACTAAGCTGTATAGGTGTACTTATAGCCACCCTGGTAAGCCAGGCTACTAAAACCTTTAGCCATAAAATAGACGAACTTATGGGGCTTTATGGTATGACCCTAGAAGAACTAAAAGAAATAAGTAAGCGGGTAGATGTACACGAAGTAGAAATACAACTAAATAAAAAAGACATAAGCACCCTACAAAATCCTTAGAATGCCTACGGCTAAGCAATTTATAACAGAAAACGCCCAGGCCATTATAGGAGTTATATTTATGTTAGGAACTACAGCCAGTACTATAACCTACCACGAAATTAGACTAAACGACCACGATACAGCCATAGAAGAACTAGAAGAAAGTAAGGTAAGCTACAGTGTACTAGAGCTAAAACAGAAAACGCTAAACGGTAGACTATTAAGCATAGAAAACAACGTAGCAACGATAGACCAAAGAGTAAGGCGGAAGCTGGACGGGGACCTAAAACACGTAAAACTATTAGCCCACGACATAGAAGTAGAACTAGCTAGCAAAGAAGCCAGGCTACACCAGGCGGAAACGGAACTAGACGACACCTGGAAATTCATAAACGAACTTATAAAAAAGCGGTAATATGAAAATAAGCAAAAACTTCGACCTACGCGAATTCATAGACCCGGACACCTGGGCTATTTTTGGCGCTTCCTGTATATGGTTTATAGACCCCCGCCTAATTAGCGTAGTGCAGCGGATCCGGGAAATAGTTAACGAGCCGGTAATAATAAACAACTGGAATAGTGGCGGCCAGTATAAGCTTAGCGGCTTCCGGCCCCCTTCCTGTACGATAGGGGCTAAATATAGCCAGCACCGCTACGGAAGGGCGGCGGATCTAAAAGTAAAAAGCCTAGAGCCTAGCCAGGTTATACAGATTATAAGGGACAACTGGGACGAACTTAACGCCCTGGGACTAAGTACAGCGGAAGACACTAGCCTAACAGCTTCCTGGACCCATATTGATATTAGAACAACAAACAGCCCGGACCTATTAATAGTAGGGGCTTAATTAGTATATTTGTAAAACAATGGCAAACGGAAAAGGAAAAGAAAAAGCCCTAAAAATACTAAGCGCTATAGGTAACGTAGCGGTAGGGGCTGTAAGCGGCTTTAATCCTATAGTAGGTATGGCCGTTAACGCTGGTAAAGCTGTAGTAGATACGGTAAAAGAAGAAGTAGAAGCTAATAAAGCGGAAGAAGACAAAGTAGTAGGCCCTGGGCGTATTAACTGGGCAAAACTTATACCCAAGCTAGCGGTAGCGCTTACTATAATAGTGGTAGGGGTAAGCCTGGCTACTGGCCTTATAACCTTCCAGGAGTTTACCAAAGCTTTAAAAATTTTAATTAAATCAATGTAGTGTTAATTCGCTTATTTGTTAGGGTAGAAAGGCCCCGGCGTAGTGCTGGGGCCTTTCTTTTTGTGGCCTATCCTAATTTATTTTATATTTTTTTGTAACTTTTTTATATAGTTATAGTACAAAGTAGTATATTAGCGCCATAGAAACAAACTAAAACCCTAACAAATGGAATTTAACAAGCTTAAAGAGTACTATAACCAGGAAGTAGAAATATTCAAAACCCCGGCGGCTAAAAAGTCTTTTTTGACTAGAAGCAAAAAGGAAGTATTAAACTATATTAAAGACTTAAAGGAAGCCTTAAAAAACCCCCGCCCCTTCTTATATGGTGATCCGGTACACGGCGGCCACCTAGAAGCGGCTAAACGCGAAATAGAAGTAATAGAAAGCATATATAAAACCCTTTAAAATTAGAAACTATGGCAAGTACTAAAATTTTAGTAACAATCGAAAAAGAAACGGCGGACCAAATGGACTATATTAAGAGCCGGACCGGGGCCGTCTACCAATTCCAGGCCACCCGCGCTATTACTGTAGGGGTCCGTGCGGAATATAACCGCCTAAAAAGCCTTAACAACGATAAAAAAAACCTAATTTAGTAACCCCTTAACACTAGACGAATGAAACTAGAATACACTACCCTACTGGAAGGGCTAGATAGCCAGGTATATGTTAACAACCCGGACCACGACCAGGAAGAAGAAATAACAAGCCTAACTTTTATAGCTACCTGGGTCCTATCTATAAATAGCCACCAACAGGGTATAATAGAAGCCCCAGGTATACACCTAAGACAGATACACTTAAGGTATACGCTGGAAAATATGGAAGAAGTGGCAGAAGTGGAAGCTATTAATACAGACCGGGGCCAGCTTCCAATTATACACCGGCCCACCAGGCTAATAACCTACGTAAGCAACCCTATAGACGGCTGGGAACTAGAAGCGAACCTAGACAGCTGGGACTTCAAAAAAGACGGGCTAACGATAAAGGAAGCCCATATAGATTATAAAGACAAATTTGTACAAATCAATTTTTAATAGGGGGAAACCCCACAAAACCCTAAACTATGAGTAAATTAAACGGAGTAATAAAAAGAATAAAAGCGGACGGAACCTGGAATAGTCAAAGCGGTAAGCTGTACTATGCTTATATGGTACAAATGGAAGACGGAACTAGCGGCCAGTATTCAGATAGCCGCTACGAAACCCCGGAAGCCCTACCCTTTGGACCTGGGGACCCGGTGGCCTACGAATATATAGCGCATAAATATCCTAAAATTAAGGACATAGAAAAAAAGGCGGGGGACGCGATACCACCCCCCAGCGCTATACCCCCAAACCAGGGTTTTAATAGACCGGGGACAGCACCCGCCCCCGGTGGATCCTACAATAAGGAACTAAATATAGTTAGGGAAAGCTGTATAGGAAGCGCCAGTAGGCTATACGCCCAGCGTACAACCTTTAGCCCCCTGGAAGTACTTAAGACGGCCCAGGCCTTCGAAAATTACGTACTAACCGGAACCCTACCCCAGGAATAAATTATAAACATAGCCCCAGGTAACCCCTGGGGCTTAATTTTACTATATATGAAGACAGTAGACAACCCCGCAACCTATAAGGAAGCCATAACTAAACACCTGGTAGAACTAGGAAGCATTACAGCCCTGGACGCTATAAAGCTATACGGCTGTATAGACCTAGCCAGCTACATAAGACTAATAAGACGCGAGTACGGCTATAGTGTTATTATTTCGGACCCTATAGAATTCGTAACCCGGTACGGGCGTAAAAGCCAGTATACCGTATATAAATACCGGGACTATAAAAGCGGACAAAACCAGCAACTAAGTATAATATAATTAAACTCTAAACAATGAAGGACCTAACAATAACACAAATAGAAATAAATAAACACTTTGACTACCCAAATAGGGTACTAATAGCGGCAAAGCACGATATTATAAAAAGCATAGACCTACTTCTAAAAATTAATAACAGCATAGTAACCGGCGAACTACTGGACGCCTATAAGCTTGCTAAGCTTAGACTAAAGCAAATAGAAGAAGCGCTACTACTACTTAACGCAGTTTAATATATTTGTAGCCTATCCTGGCCCCGCGACCACTAGCCAGGAACCCAGGACCATATTAAGCCAAAGGGGGGGAAGCTTAGCGCGGTAGGCGGAACCCCTGGCGGCAACCTTTAAACCTTAACACCTTAACAAATGGATATAGTAACACTATTAACAGATGTAGAAGAAGGGAATATAAGCGCCCTAAAAGCTTATATAGAACTAAAAAAAGAAGCGGACCTACTGGCTAGCGCCCTTAAACAAGTAAAGGAAGCGGCTATAGAGGAAGCCGAAACCTACGGCAAAGGAGAACACCAGGCCCACGGGGCTAAATTCCAGGTAAAAAACGCCGCCGGAAAGTATAGCTATAAGCATATAGATAACTGGCGTATAATAAAAGAAGAACTAACGGCCCTAGAAACTAGCTACAAGCTGGCCGCCCAGGAAGCCGAAAAAGGCCGCCAGTTTATAACGGAAGACGGGGAAATAATACCGCCCGCAAATTACACCCCTGGGGCCACCACTATATCTATATTTAAGCTATAATGTGTAAGGCGCTAATAGGTCTACTTATAGGCTTTTTACTGGGCCGCCTATATAAGCGCCCCGGAACTATTATAAAAACCCGCTGGGGCTACTTTAAGAAGCCCTAAAACCCTATAATATGAAGGAAACAATACTAGCAATATGTAAAGACCTGGAAGCTGGAAAAATAACAACCCAGGAAGCCGGGGCCTTATTCGCCCAGCTTTTCGATCTTAACGCCCCGCTAATTAATTATACTAACTGGCTTAAAAAAGAAGGGCT